GCCAACGGTATGGTCACAAACAGGAAATGACATCAGGTCGATGAACGCAACTTCGTTAGTAACAACCATTTTAGTGACTTCAGCTGAGCAAATGATGTTACCTGTTGTTGGGAATGTCATCTCCTTAACATTCTTACCTGTGCCTTCAGTCCAATAGACCTTGACGCAGAAGTTTGCCTTACCTGCAACAGCTTTAGCATAGTTAGCGCCACTTGTAGGTTGAACACGAACATCCTTAGCATTTTTACTAACTTTCTTTGCTACTTCCCAAAGTGAGCCATGACTAACTCTTGCAACTCTTTCTTCCTTGGTTCCTACGTACTCTTGTAAATCTCTCATAATTTCTAAATATTTAATGGTTATGGCATACGGGGTACACCGATTCTTTAAAAAAATTGTGGGGTTGTTTATTGGAAGTCCCCTAAACAAAGACGCACACAAAATATTTTAAAAAATAAAAAAAAATTGAATTTCCATTGTCACACAGAAAATGAGATAATTAAAAAAATTAATTTTATATTTGTGTAATTACAAACTAAATATGAAACCAAACATTATAAAACAAATTATCGGCTACACGGTTAGTGGGCCTTTAGACCGCGCAGAAAAGTATTATACGATTATGTCGACACTCAATGATTTACACCTAGAGAAACGAGAGGTTCAGCTAATGGCATTTACCGCCGTGAAAGGGAATATTTGGAGTAAAGCTTCTAGGGAAGAGTTTGTGAAGGAGTACAAAAGTAGTCTGGCTACGGTTGGAAATATAATTACGAAATTGTCTAAAAGACATTTGTTAAAGAAAGAAAGTAAAAAAGTGTTTGTAAATAAAGCATTACTTTTAGATTTTAATAATACATTAATTTTAAATATAAATTTAGTTAACGATGATAAAGATAGAGGAGAAGCCAGCTAATATGTCAGTGAGGGAGTATCTTTCAAAGCTCCTTGGGAAAAGAGAAAATATTTCGGAGCGAGTAATTTCTTCTGTTGTTACACATGAGTATGATAGTGCTAATGCTGCATTACAAAATAAAAATAGTATTGAAATATCAGGATTTGGAAAATTTTATTACAATGTTAAAAAAGCCGAAAGAACAATGCAAAAGTGTTTGTCACAGAAGAAAGCCTATCAAGAAATTCTCGACAAACCCGGAATCTCAGACAAGAAGAGACATGCGAACGAACAAAAAATAATCACTGTTGAAAAAAACATAGCACATTTAATTAAAAGGAACGGGAAATGAGTAAGATACAAGAAGTTTATGATGGTTGGAAAAACTTAATAAATCCAGATGAAGATTTAAAACCTTTTATTGAGGACGTTTCTGCGGCGCGTATGAAGATTTGTTTAGGTTGTGAGTTTCATAGTGATAATGTAAAAAATAAAAGTTTATTATCAGAAGTAAGATTTGATAAGCATTGTACAAAATGTGGGTGTACAATTGCTGCTAAAACTAGAAGTTTACTTAGTGAATGTCCTCTTACACCTCCATTATGGGGAAAGGCTGTTAAAGAATAATGATTATGAGCGATAAAATTATATTACGTAAAATTCATTTAGGATCATTAATAGATTTGTTAGAATATTTATATGACAGTGGTGCTGTTTTTGTAGATATTGTTGGGCTTGCTAATGCTCCTACAGAACAGGATGAAATTCTTGTTGCTGTGAACCCTGAATATTTTAAGAACGATGATGATGATGATAATGACGATGATGATGTTGAACAAATCCCTCCATTAACTCCATTTTCAGGAATGTCTAAAAAAATAAAAGAGGAACAAGAAAAAATTTCTGATATTAATGATGTTATAAATAGATTGTTATAATGGCAACAAAAAAAAATTATATAAATGCCGAACTTGATTGGGCAGAAATTCAGTTACAAAATTGGAAAGAATACGTTGAAAATAATCCTGTTCAAAGTCTTAAAGATAGAATTATTTTTAAAGAAATCAAAAGTGGGAGAGTTCCCCAAGTGGTAGCTAGTGTTGAAACACAAGGTAAATTTATTCAGGAAACTATGAAAAATTATCTGGCGTTACTTTCGGAAGTTAATAGGTTGCGTGAAGTGGAGGAAGAGAAAAAGAAAGCCAGAGGGAAAGGAAATGTACCACACAGAATGCGTTAATTATGCTAATAGATTTTAAATATTGCCCTGTTAGAGGCCTCGTTAATTTTACAATTGAGGCTTCTCCTAATTTTTTAGAAAACAGGAATAAAAAAAGGAAACAGCCCAAAGTGTTTTATGGAAAAAATTGTAACAAAATTTAAAGATTGGTTTATAAACATAAAGCACCTTCCAAAAGAAGGCACTGAAGAATTTGAAAAACTATCAAGGCGAGAAGAGATTAGGTGCTTGGCTGGAGTATGGGTCGACGGAGTGTATTTTAGCGGTTGGTTATATTGGAACATAAATCATTGGTGGATTAGAATTGATTTTGAGGATGAATATGGGAATGATGTTAGGATTGAGAAGGTTGCGGAACTTAGGGATAATGAATGGATTCGTGCAAACCATTTAGAAAATTGTAAAGCAGCCCGGGCAGGTTATATTGAAGTTGGTGGAAGACAAGGTGGAAAGTCTGAAATGGAAGCTTCATATTTTACTTATAATGCTATTTTATTTAAAAATACACAGAATGTAATTGTTTGTGGTAATGATTCGGATTTATCTTTATTGAAAGATAAGGTGGATTTTGGAATGAGAAAACTTTGGAAAGGATTAGCTATTCCTAGATTAGATAAAACCTGGAAAAGTAATCAAATTCGTTTAGGGTATAAAGATGATAAAGGTGAAGATGAAATTTGGAGTTATATTATTATTCGTAATGCTAGAGATGGTGTAAATACAGAAGCAGCAGCAGGTACAACAGCAAAATCATTTGTAATGGATGAAATTGGAAAGTATAGTTTTGCTGCGGCATTTCAGGCAGCAGAACCTGCGTTTAAAGGTAAATATGGGTGGAGAGCAGTTCCTATATTAGTGGGAACAGGAGGTTCATTTGAAAATGGTGCTGATGCAGAAAATATATTTTATAATCCAGAAAGTCATAATTTCTTAGGTATCTTTGACAAGAAAATGAACCAAAAAACTGGATTGTTTCTTAGTGGTATTTACAGACAAGAAAATAAGGAATGGACAAGTTTAGGAGATTGGTTAGCCTTAGAGTATGGATTAAACATTTCAAAAAATAGTGATCTACATAATATAAAAATTAATGTTGCTAATAAAGAAAAAGCAGAAGCATTAATTATGGAAGAGCGGGAAGCAAAGAAAACTAATCCCGATCGTACACTCTATCTTAAACAGATAATGTATTACCCACTCACAGTTGATGAGTGTTTCCTTTCCTCACAAGAAAATATGTTTGACATTGAAGGAGCCAAACGACAAAAACAAAAACTAATTTTACAAGAAAGAACCGGAATACCAGTTAGACTTAGGTTTAATGAAGATGGAAAAATTACGCATGATTTAGTAGATGAATTACCTATCAGTAATTTTCCGTTGAAACCAAGTGATAACAAAGATGCTCCTATAATAATTTATGAATTTCCAATAGAGTCTCCTCCTTACGGATTGTATGTTGCCGGAGTTGACCCATATAGACAAGGGAAAGCGGCTTATTCTGCTTCATTAGGGAGCGTGTATATTTATAAACGTATGCATTCATTAACAGGAGAAAAATATCAAGATATGTTTGTAGCTAGTTATACAGCGCGTCCTGATAGAAAAGAAGTTTGGGAAGATCAAGCAAGATTGCTTATAAAAATGTATAATGCAAGAGCTTTGGTTGAAAACGATGAATATAGCTTTATAGATTATATGATTAGTAAAGGTGACAGTCATTATTTGGAAAAGCAACCTTTGTGGTTACGAGAGATTGTTCCTAATACAACAGTGAACAGAGATTTTGGAATACATAGAAGTGCACTTAAAATTATTAGTTTTATGCACGGGCAAATGAAAAAGTATTTGGAAGAGCAATTAGTTTTAGAAAAAGATGATAATGGTGTAATAATTAGAGAAGTGTTAGGAGTAAATCGTATTTTAGATCCTGTATTACTAGAAGAAATTATACAGTTTCACGATGACTTAAACACGGATAGACTTGTAGCTGCTGAGTTAGCTATTGCACTTGCAAATAAACTTGACCCTATATTAGGTGCAATTGGCGGATCAGGAGATCCTAGAATTGTATCTTTACATAAAAACAAAACAAAAAAACGTAGCACATTTTCAAATAATTCGCGTTCTACTTTTAATAGAAAAAGTCTTAAATTATTTAACAACAAATAACACACAAGTTATGGCAATTATAACGCACAACAAAGAGGATAATGTTAATTATGCTTATTTAAACATTTTTCCTGACCAGTTTAAGACTGAAAAGTATAAACAAAAAGATACTTACGTTAAGCAGACGATGGATTATTTTGCCAATCGTGCTTATGCTGAGTATGTAAGAAATAAAAACACTTTTGTAAAAAACTATGATTTAGTAAAAGGAATTTTACGTCCAGAAGATTTTTACGAAGACCAAGACGTAAAAAGTTTTGCTGACATTTTACAAGGAGATTTAGACTTACCTTCTTACGTACAACATTATTCTATATTAACAACACCTATTAATGAGCTTTGTGGAGAAGTGTCTAAAAGGCCTGATACTTACAGATCAAAAGCTTTTGATGACGACAGTAAAGCTGAAGAGTTAAAATTTAAAACTGAAGTGCTTAAAGAATATGTTATAAGTAAAGCTAAACAGCAGCTTATAGCTGAAGGAGCGTTAGAAGGAGAAGAAATTCCACCAGAAGAACTTGAACGCATGACTCTTGAACGTGTGCAAGATGAAATAGATAATTACACCTCTGTTGCTGAAAAATGGAGTAACCATGTTTTAACTTCACACAAAGCTGAGTTTAATCTTAAAGAACTAGGTGAAGACGCTTTCCGAGATTTAATGATTACTGGTAGAGAATTTTACCATATATATGAAGATAATTCTAAAACTGGTTTTAATGTTGAAGTGGTAAATCCTAAAAATCAATGGCATCTTTCAGCACCCGACAGAAAATATATTTCTGATGTTTCAGGAAGACATAGAGGAGCCTATGCTGCCGGAAAAATAGAAGTAATGGAGATTTCAGAAATAATTGAAAGTTGCCCAGAATTAAATAAAAAAGAAATTGACCATTTACGAGAAGGCCTAGAAGATTATGGTATTATGGGAGCTAGAGAATCTAACTTAGGAAAATCAAGAACTATAGGTGGCCAAGACACAATTACCTATGACACTTACGATCCTCTAGTTTTACAAAGTAGAATGATGATTGATTCAGATTTAAAAGGAGGTGAGGATTCTCTTAATGATTTTTTAGGGTTAACAGACAATAGAAGTAGCTTTGGATACAAATATGTTGTTGTTACAAGTTATCATATAAGTAAAAAACAAGTTGGAAAAGTAATTTACTTGGATGAGCTAGAAATGGAGCAAACAACATTAGTTGATGAGAATTATAAAAGTGGTGATATTCCTACACAAATTAGTTTAGAGTGGGGTTGGATTAATCAAATTTATAAAGGAAGAAAAATTGGACCACATATTTATCACATGAGTCCTTTTAAACTTCTTCCATATTTACCTATTATAGGAACTATTTATGAGTTAAAAAATACAGAGGCTAGAAGTCTTGTAGATTTGATGAAACCATTTCAAACTATTTATAATGTAGCTTTGAATCAACTGTGGGAGCTTTTAAAAAAAGAAATTGGTAACGTTGCCAGTGTAAATATTAGACGTATTCCTAGAGTTAAAGATGGAGATGGTCAAGATGATATTGATATTTGGGAAATGGAGGCAAGAGAACGCGGAATTATATTTGATGATGATTCTCCAGAAAATACAAAAAGTCCTGTAAGTAATACATCTGTTGCAAGAAATGTAGATTTGACAAGAACAAATGAAATTCAGTCTAGGTATAACTTAGCTGTACAAATAAAAAATGAGTGTTGGGAACTCATTGGAATGTCAAAAGCAAGAATGGGAAGCGTAGCAGCAAGCGCAACCGCTACAGGAACAAATACAGAAATGCAACAGTCTTACACTCAAACAGAACCTTTGTTTGTTGCACATGAATATGTTTTTGGACAATTAAATCAAGCTCTTATTGATGCATCACAATACATAGAAAGCAGTAAAGAAGAAAGCACAATTAGTTACATAACCAACCAAGGAGAATCAGCTTTTATAAGTGTACAAGGGAGCGAAATTTCTCTTAGGGATATAAAAGTGTTTATGACTAATAGACCTGAAGATACTAAGTTGTTTGGAGAAATACGAGCATTGTCTCAAGCAGTGTTACAAAACGGGGGATCTATTTACGATGTTTCAGAAATGTATAGTGACCAATCTATTCGTGAACTTAAACGTAAGTTTAAAAAGATTCGTGACGAGCAAACTGCTATGCAACAAAGACAACAAAAAATCGAAGAAGATCAAATACAACAACAACGTGAAGCTGTTCAAGCAGAAATTGCTGAGAAACAAAGACAACATTCTGAAGACATGCAAAATAAAAATTATCAGAATCAATTGGATAGAATAAATGCAAAAGAACTTGCAATTATTAGAGCTACAGGATTTGGACAAGTTCAAACACCAGATGCTAATAATAACGGATTCCAAGACATTTTAGAGTCAAGCAAATTTAATGCGGAAAGACAACAAGCTTCCCAAGAACATGCTATAAAATTAAAAGAAATTAATTCTAAATCACAACTAGAAAATAGAAAACTAGATGTTGCTCTAAAGAACCAAGACAATGATTTAGCTATAGCAAAAGAAAATGCTAAAGGAAGAAATAAACCTACTTCTGCAAAAAAATAATAAAAAAAATGATAATCAAGTGTAGTGAGAATTAGTTAATGCTATATTACCAAGAATAATTATCTGTATGTGATAGTTTTATTTTGGTAATTGCTAGTGTTCCTATTAATTTTACTACTAATACAAACCAATATTTTTTAAACAACTACATTATGGCAAATGAGATAGAACAAGACAATTTCAGTTTTGGCATCCAAGATACTGTTCAAATAGGAGCAGGAAATTCAAATTTATTAAACGACTTACTTGGAGGAGACGGTGGTGAAGATGTTACCACAGACCCTGATAAAATCCAGGATATAAACACTCCTGATGGTAAACCTAAGCCTAGTGATAAGCCTGCTGCAAAAAAAGAAGAGGAAGAGGAAGCAGATGATTCACTTGATAGTTTTTTATCCAATAATGATGATGAGGATGATGATGACGATGATGTTATAGAAGGTGTTAAACAAAACGCTGGTAAACCTAAAAAAGCAGGTGTAGAAAAACAAAAGAAAAAAGAAGACGATGATGATGATAATGATGACGATAAAGTACCTGGGACACAATTTGGAGCATTAGCAAATGATTTAATTGAGCTAGGAGTATTTAGCCCTTCTGCTGAAGGTGACGAACCTATTACAACTCCTGAAGCTTTTTTAGCTAAATTTAATACAGAAAAAGAAGAAGGAGCAAGAGCAATGGTTGATAATTTTCTAGGACAATTTGGAGATGACTATAAAAATGCATTTGATGCAATTTTTGTTAACGGAGCAGACCCTAAACAATATTTTCAGTCTAGTGTTAAGTTAAGAGATTTTTCAAACATGGATTTAACTAACGAAGCTAATCAAGAAAAAGTTGTAAGGCGCGCACTAGCAGATCAAGGTTTTGAAGAAGAAGACATTGAAGATGAAGTTGAAAGACTTAAAAACTATGGTGATTTAGACACCGTATCTCAGAGACACCATAAAGTACTAATTAAAAAACAAGCCGCGGCATTAGAAGAAGAAACTAAAGCTACACAATCAAAACAAGCACAAAAATTACAATTAAAGCAAACTTATTATACTAACGTTAATAAATTGCTTCAAGATAAAGTAAAAGAAAAAGAATTTGATGGTTTACCATTGAATCCTAAAATTGCAACAGAACTACAAGATTTCCTATTAGTAGATAAATGGAAAACCGATTCAGGGGACACACTGACAGACTTTGATAAATATATCTTAGACTTAAAGCGTCCAGAGAATCACGCAACAAAAGTTAAAGTAGGATTACTGCTTAAACTCTTAGAAAAAGACCCAACCTTATCCACTATACAAAAAAGTGGCGCATCTAAAAAATCTAATGAGCTGTTTAAGGAAGTCTCTAGGCAAGTAGCAAATACCCCTAAAAAAACCACAGGTAAAAGCTGGTTTCAAAATTAACTTTAACAAAAATTAATTAACAATGGCATTACAAACAATCCCTGGATTAACCGGTTTTAACTATGCTCGAGTATCTTCAATGGATAGACGTGCTACGGCAAAACTAACAGATTCTAATCACTTAGAGTCTTTCCACACCACTGAGCCTGCTGATTACGATAAAAAGATTATCAGCATCTATACACAAAGTTCTTTGTATAGTAATGATTTCTTAGACATGATTAACAAGAGCACACCGTTTTATATCGATAACAACAGTGATGCTTGGAAATGGAAAATTGAAGTTCCCTACCAATTCCCAAAAATTATAGATGTCCCGACATCTACCTTAAACTTAGCTAAACCAGGTATTGATGGTCAAGAATTTCAATTTGTAACAGATACAAATGAATTTTCTAAAAACGCCATCTTATCTATTGGTACACGCAAATACGGCCCTAGAGTTTATGTAATTAAAGATCCTGTGCCTTGGAACAACGGTTTCTTGAACACAGTGACACTTGTTTCTGACAACCCAACAGTAGACTTTATTCAATCTCGTTTCTTATCAATTGGTACTGAACTAGAATTAGTAGATGCTGCAATTGGTGAATTTGACCAAGATTTACTTGGATTGCCAAGATTAGGTGATCATATTAGTATGTTTGAATCATTAGGTTCAGGGTACGGATTTGAACACAAAATTACTGAATGGGCAGATGCTCGTACATTGAAAGATTCTAAGGGTCAAGCTTTAGACCTTTTAGTTTACGCTCCTCAAAGACGTAATCAAACTCCAATTACTAGGAATGATGTTCGTTGGGAGCCATTCGTAGAATATTGGATGAGAAAATCGATGATTGAATTAAAGGTTAAACGTATGATTTGGGCTCGCCCAGGTACAGTTAAATCTGGTGGTTCTCGTCAAGAAGTTAAGCGTACATCTGCAGGTGTTTATCACAGAATGCGTACCAATGGTAACCATGTTCCTTACAACCGTGGAGAATTTTCTGCTAACCTTATACGTACAGTGTTTGGAGATTTATTCTACAGACGCGTTGACGCTAAGAACAGAAGTGTGAAAATGTACACCAATGAAGCTGGTATGGATGTGTTCCAACAAGCTATTAAAGAAGATGCATTAAACTCAGGGTTAACCTTTGTTGCAGATTCTGGTGATAGATACATGCAAGGTAGTGGTCAAAACATCACTTACAACTTTGCTTTTGATGCAATGGTTACTCGTGAAACAGGTAGAGTTGAATTAATTCACTTAAAAGAACTTGATTTACCTCAAACAAACCTTGAGTTTGGTCAAAACAAAAAATCAACACCAGTATTTATGGTATTTGATGTGTCTCCATCTTCTGACGGAAGTATGCTTAACAACATGCGTGAAGTAAGAATAAAAGGTGAAACATCAATGACTTGGGGTTATATTGACGGTACTCGTCATCACTTAGGCTTTGCGAAGTCACAAGGTATGAGTTCTGCAAATAAATTCCCAGGGTATGAAATCTGGATGAAAGATAGATGTGATATTTTTATTGAAGACCTGTCTCGTACAGTGTTGATTGAAGAAATTCCACAATTCTAATAACTGATTAAATTCCTCAGTGTGTAGTTTCTTTAAACAACACATTGAGGTTTACTAAATAGGTGCTGCCTTTGAGCTATGTTTTTGATGCAAAGCACCTGACTAAGATTTTTAAACCAATTTTTTAAAACTACATATTATGGGTAAGATAGGAAAAGTCTCTACTATTACTAGAGAATTTCATAACTCTAGGCTGCAAACAATGGAAAGCGAGCTTAGTAAAGTCGGAAGAACACGTATTCCTGGAACAGGAGTATTTAAGTTTCCTTATAAAGAGCTAGATGGTAAATACCGAACAGGTTTAGATCCAGATGCATCTTATATACAAAGAATCGGAGACAAAGCCGCTAAAGAGTATGAAATTAAAAGAGTTACCGATCTTCGTATAAAGCTTGAAAATCAGCTTGGAGGAATTGATTTAGGCCCGTGGTCTAAGTTTTGGAATTTTGGATTATCAAAATCTACAAATGATTACACACACGTACAGCCTTATAAACTTCAAGACGGAGACAATCTTTTTGACCTTGGAGTTACTTGGCAAGAGTTAACTTTTTCATGGTTAAGAGTACATCCAACTATTGCAAGTTCATTACAAGCTTGGCAAAATGGAGATTATCCTGCTGACACACAATTTTACGTAATGGATGATGAAGTTGAAAACGCTGTTCTTTACAAAAAGAAACAACTAATCAACAAAGCTATTGTCAAATTAGATAATATGACTGCAACTAAGAGAATCAAAGTTGCACGTTTGTTAGGGTTACCTGTAAGTGAAGACACTAAAGAAGAGTTTGTTTATAATCAACTTGATACAGTTCTTAAAGGAACAGAGTTTAAGTCTGGTAAACATAAAGGTTTAGATCCTGTTAGAGTGTTTACTAATATTGCAGATATGAAAGATAATATCTTACATATTAAAGATTTAGTAAAACAAGCAATGGCTCACTCTATTTATAGAGAAAAAGCTACAGGAAAAGTTTATGAAGGTGAGTTTGAAATAGCTGGCTCCCAAGACGAATTAGTTACATATCTTGCTGATAATGATAATCAGGATGAGTTATTAATTTTAGAAGAGAAGTTAAAATCTAAAAAATTAGCAGCAGTTTAAAATGAATTATCAATTTTTAGAGGATTATAAAGAACACATAAACAACGCTTTAAAAGAAGAGTTTGTTTGTGTGTATGTTGACCACCCACCTCATAAAGAAGATAAAAATTTAAAAGATTTTTTAAATGATACAAGTAGATAGTTTATTATACAAGATAGATCAAAAACTTAATAAACTATCTTCCAATGCTCACCAACAGATTCAACTAGAAGATAAAATTCTTGCTTTAAATGAGGCTCAAATTTCTTTAATTAAAACTAAGTTTAGTGGAGGTTTTGGAGTAGCTAACAGGATGGGTTTTGGTGCTACAAAAAAAAGATATGAAGATATTGAAAATCTCGTAGTTGATTTTAACAAAAATGCTTTATCTTTGAAAGAGGTTAATAAAGATTTGAACCAATGGGAAGCAAATATTGCTGAATTAAAACCAGAGTTCATGTTTTATGCTGACAGCTTTTTATTAGCTGACAAAGGAAAATGTAAAGACAAAGTAATTTGGATTAACAAAGACCTTTTAAAACATGGAGATGTTCAATTTCTTTTAAAAAATGATAACTACAAACCTTCTTTTGAATACGAAGAAACATTTAATTCCATCCAAGGAAATAAAATAAGTGTTTTTACTGATAACACATTTACACCAACTAAATTATTTATAATGTATATAAGATACCCTGCTTATATTGATAAGGAAGGGTATGTTAAATTTGACGGCAAGGATTCTATTACAACAGATTGCGAGCTTAATAATTATTTAGAAGACGAACTGTTAGATATAGCAGTTAGAAATTTAGGTACGTACACTGAAAATTTAATGGCAGCTCAAGCTGCTGTAACAAGAATGCAAACAAATGAATAAATATTAATTTAAACTTAAAACAAAAATGGCTGATTTTTCTTTGACCACGTTATTCGTGGCTCCTGTGGGGCAGACTGCTCTCCCTAGTTCAGGATCAACCCAAGACCTCACCGCAGGTCAAATAGGTATTTTCAACAATGTGTATGCTACTACAGCTGCAGGGGGTATGGCAACAACTCCTTATTTCTATGTAGCTCAAGGGCGTGAAAACACTTACTTACAAGGATCTAAAAGATCTGATAAAGTAGCAGGTGCTTTAAATAGTGCTTTGCGTAAAAATGTAACTGAATGGTACAAAGTAACTGGTTCTGCCGTTGCTTCTAATCAGATTATTGAAATTTCTAACTGGTCAGTATTACCAGGACAAGATGTATCTTTAACTCTTCGTGGACATTCAAGTTATGTTGACACACTTTATTACAATGGATTTACACGTACAGTAACTGTAAAAGGTGCTTGTTTAGATTGTGGTGCAGACCCTTGTGTAGAGGTAGATGTTCCTCAATTAATTGATGATATTATTGAAAAATTAAATGCAAGTGTTCCTGGAAATAACCCAGACAACATTTCTTTTAGTACATTTTATACGTATCAAAGAATTGGTGATGACCAAGCTGCAGTTTTACGTATTGAAGGAAAACCTTTAACTAAGTATGGTGTTCCTTGTGACATTGCAGCAAATTCTCATGAATACGATAGATTTTGGTTTAGAGCTTTCCCTTTTATAGGCCCTGACACAACTTCTGATTTTTACGTTGACGATTCTTGTAGTATTATAGCAGAGACAGCAATTATACAAGAAGCTGGTTACGCCAGTGGAACGTATGAAGAAATTAAGCAACTTGAAATTAACTATTATAGTTACCAAGCAGGTTACTTAAAGCATTTATACAGAATGGCGGGTTACAACCAAAATTTTGAGCCAATTGCTGTACCAGGAACTGTATATGATACTTATTATGTTAAGTTCATTGATTACGATGCTTCACAAAGAACATGGGGTGATTACATTCCTGTTGACAGTATGATTATTATAGCTGTACCTACTGGTAGTGCGTTTGCTACTGCCTTAGAAGCTGTTTTAGTCGCTGGATTAGGAGCAGTTACTGCGGATAACACAGTTTACACTACTACAACTACAACTACTGTTTAAAAATAGAAGTTTAGTTAAACCTATGCCAGAGGGTGAGAGGATTCTCATAATCCTCTGGCATTTTTTATTTTAAAACGTTATGGCTGAGTTAAATTTAGATTTTTTAGTGTTACCCACTTATACCAAATATTCATTAGGTATTGCAGATAATTCAATATACCCAAATGATCCTCCAACAGTAATCTCTCCTACGTTAGAAATAACTGTTCCTGGAGGACATAATTCTGTTAGTATTGTATTTAACATACAAGATTTTAATGTTTTAAACTCTACAATGTTAGGGATAACTTCCCAAGGTAAAGAAGAAGCTCTTCCTGATGGTGTTTATACTATAAGGTATTCTGTTACTCCTTCGTACATAAACTTTATAGAAAAGAGTTTTATGCGTGTGAATCAGCTTTTAGAAAAGTATGATGAGGCGTTTTTGACGTTAGAAATGATGCAATGTGACTTGTCTATAAAGAGACAACAAAAAGTTACATTAAGTACAATAAATTTTTTTATTCAAGGAGCGATCTCTGCCGCAAACAATTGTGCAATTAATGATGCTGTAACTTTGTATAAAAAAGCAAGCACTATGTTAGATCAATTTATTAACAATGGGAAATGTTGTGGTAATAATTTTATTGTAAATTACGTATAATGGCAACTTGCACAAATTGTAAAAGAAATGTAGGGTGTAGTTGTAATTTACAACAAGGACTTTGTTCAACCTGAAGACCTAAAAAATAAATGTAATGTTAAATATAAGACTTACTAGTTGTTCAGAATGTTCTCAAATACCTACACTATTATTAAAAATAGATTGTAAGTTAGCTGAGATGTCTAAAGTATTGTATCAAAACTTAGTTTTTATGTTGAATAAGAAGTTTAATGCTTGTGACATAGAAACACTTTTGGTACTTAAAAGAATTTTAGAACATCGCGTATGTAACCCTGAATATACTTGTAAATTTTCTTTAGAACAAATTGCAGGTAAAGTAAACATGTTAACATCAGGATGTTGTACTTGTGATAAAAATAACCGTAAAGGTGAGATAACAACGACTACAACTACAACAACAGCATCTTGTTATATTGTTGGAACCGGTTTAATAATATTTGTAGAATAATTTAATTAATAATCAATTTTAATAAAGAAAAATAATGGGACAGTGCTCAAATTGTTATGACGGTTGTACACAAACCACTTCAGATAAATGTGTAAAATACACAGGAATGGATGTTGGTGTTTTAGGAATTAAAAAAGGAGACTCATTGTCGTATGTTGAACAGGCTATTATTGGATTCTTAGTTACAGCGATTAACGGAACAGGAATAAAGTTTAATGTATCTGAACAAGATATGTGTAAAATTGTTTCTGATAATCTACAAGATTGTCAAGATCTTTCAATAGTAGATTATATTACAGCGTTAATTAAAACAGCATGTACTTTAGATGAAAATATTACATCAGCACAATCTAGTATTGATGGAATTAATTCCAGTTTTGATCCCGGATGTCTTACATCTATAAATGGTTCTGAAGGAGCACATATAGCTGTTCAAGCTGTAATAAATAAATTATGTGGAGTAGATGCAGCTTTAGGCGCATTAGCATTAAATATTTCAACAAACTATGTAAGGATTGAAGATATAAACACATACATAGCAACTTATCTTGCAGAAAACGCTAATAACGGAAACAGTGGAATTCAAACTAAAATGGTTCCTTTCACAATAGTAGAATATTATGGCCCATTAAATTTCTTTGATGCTACAGGAGCAGGAACAGGAGAATGGACTAATATTTATTTATGTAACGGTGAAAACAATACACCTGATAAAAGAGGTAGAGTTGCTGTAGGAACAACTGATGGCTCAATGCGAGGAGGCGCACATGCAGCAGCAGTAAACCCTTCAGTTTCTGGAAACCCAACTTACACTCTTTTAATGACATTAGGAGACAACTCTATAGTGTTGTCTGAGCCTCAAATGCCTTCACATGTGCATACAGGAGTAACAGATCCTGCAGGAGCCCATTCACATACAGTGTCAGGTGTTATTACAAGACAAAATAGTGATGGAGATGCATTGTCTAGAGAAAATAATATTTCGGGAGGTGCAAACACTGTAAATACTTCTGAGAATGGTTCTCACGCACATGATTTTATAACTCATGCTAAAGGAGGTAACTTAGCTCACTCAAATATTCAACCTGTTTTAGCTTGTCACTACATAATGTATATACCAGTTTAATATGAATGTTATATGTCCAGAATGTACAGAAAAAATTGTAACAACTAACCCTTGTTGCAACGCGTATTCAAGATACACAGGAAGCAATGTACCTTACACAGGTCCAGTTTTAAATACACTTGGCATAAATCCTTGTGATACAATTAATGTTGCGCTTGAAAAACTTGAAATAAAAATAACAGAATTAGAAGGAATTATTAATTCTATGAACCTTGAATAAATTGTAATGAATTTATACATAACATTAACTCTAGCAGGAACTGATACAGGCCCTTTTAATTTATACTCTGATATAACAGAGTTTTTAGTAGCATTTGAAAGTGGAGTTACACGTGCAGAATTGATGACAGGTTATTCTACAGCAAATGCTCCTGCGGGAACAACTATAGTTAGAATAAAATCGGTTAATAAACTTTGTAATAATTTTATAGATGTAGATTCAACAAACTTAGAATATTATTTTGAACCGAGATCTGGAGCATACACTGTAGACTTTATTGATAACGGTAATTCTGCTTTTGTTTATGGTTATTTTAATGGTTACTATAATGGAAACAATTTAGTTCCAGGAAACCATTTAGTAAAGGTAAACTCTGATAGAACTTACGACACAAGCTTCGATATTGACCAAGGATTTAATGAGCATATTGTTTACTCAGGAGCAACTTTATTTAAAACTGCAAACAATAAATTAATTTTGTCTGGATTTTTTACATCTTTTAACGGTGTAACTGCTAACAGAATTATTAGATTAAATCCTGATGGATCAAGAGATAACACTTTTGACGTAGGAACAGGTTTTAATAATTACACAACAAGTATTATAGAAGATTCTTTAGGATCTTTATTTGTAACAGGAATTTTTAATGCTTATAAAGGTGTATCTGCTCAAAAATTAGTTAAGATTTCAAATAATGGGGTAAGAGATGCAAGTTTTGATGTAGGAGTAGGTTTTAATAATTCAGTTATTTCTAGTTTAATAAACCCTGATGATACTTTTTATGTTTCAGGTTATTTTACTTCTTATAAAGGTATTACAACTGCTACAGGAATTGTAAAATTAAATCCAGACTCAACTGTAGATGCAAGTTTTGATGCTGGAATAGGTTTTAATGTTGGTGTTTTAAAACCTACATTTCTTTTAAGAATAGGCTTAGAAACGTCTTTTTATGTATTTGGACACTTTACTACATATAAAGGTATAAATGAAGCATACGGAATTAAATTAAATTCTGACGGCACTAAAGATACATCATTTAATATAGGAACAGGTTTTAATGGACCTATAGGGTTTTCAAAAATTATATGGGCAAATAAAATTTTATGTCAAACTTCAGCAACAGATTATAATGGAACACCTGTTTTAGGTTATATTATTTTAAATGCAGATGGGACTATTTATCATAGTTTTGCCATATCTTATGGAACTGTTTATGCTATAGGAAATAATTTATATGGAACAAAAATAGGTTTTCCAGCACAAACTCAATTAATACTTACTTATACACCGTAATCATGACAGTAGAAATACAATTAACAACCGTAGGAATAGATTCAACAACTTTTGATTTATACTCAAATGTAGATGGATTTACAATTCCTTTTGTAGGTGGACTAAGTGCTGCAATAATGTTAGCAGGTTATACTTCTACAGTTGTTCCCGACTTTACAACAATTATTAGAGTACAATCTACAGGAACAAAATGTTCTAACTTTATTGATATTATTTTAGCAACAACTACAACTACGACTACAACTTTAACTCCAACTACAACTACGACTACAACCATAGAACCTACAACAACTACAACAACAACAACGTTAGAGCCAACAACAACAACAACCACAACCACCACTTTGGAGCCAACAACAACAAC